TACCTGAAAGATGTAGTAATCACCGAGTAATTCAGCACACCTAGTAGATAAGAAGCGTAGAAAAGTAGATGACTAAAGAATTACACCCGATACTGACCGATCTAGTACCAGCAGTGGCTAACTCTATTGCTCGTAAATTTAAAGGTTGGGTAGAGAGAGATGACCTAAAGCAAGAGCTTTATCTTTGGGCTATCGGTAGGCAAGGTCAATACTTAGATCAACTTAATGAAGAGAACAAAGATAAGCGTGAGTATAGTGTAAGTAGAATTGCATATCAGATGCGTAGAATTGCAGAGAAATATGCTCGCAAAGAGAAGGCTCGTAAGGCTGGCTATCAGACTTCTGATGAGGTCTTCTACGATACTGCAACTATCGCTAGGTTAATGCCATCTATCTTACAATCTGTAATAGAAGGAACTGTACTAGAGCAAGCACAAGATTTAATAAATGATGGTACACCTCGTAAACAACCAGCACCTTCTGAGGGTGGCAACCTCCTTGCTATCTTAATAGATGTAAAGAGATCATACTTAAAATTAGAAGAAGAAGACAAGATCATACTTCGTATGCGCTACTACGATAACAATACCCTTCAAGAGATATCACAATACTTAGAGGTAGCAGTATCCACTGCTGATCGCAGATGCACTTCAGCTCTGCGTAGGTTGCAAGATAACTTGGGCGGGGATTCACCTTGGGCATAGATGTATTAAGAGAGTCTGAATTATTTGATTACTTAAGAGAGTTCCACTTCTCTGATCTGAGTAAGAGTGAAGATGAGTTTGATAGCTTTGACTGTGTAAGTATGGAACATAAGATGTTTATTGAATTGAAATCTAGGAAGACACACTATGACGATCTGTTAATAGAGGAACACAAATACTCCTCTCTCATAATGGCGGCTGGTATCAGGTCCCTTACTCCCTGGTATATCAACTCCACACCTAACGGCATCTGGGGGTTTAATCTCTCCAAACTCCCAATGCCTAAGTGGGAGAACAAGTGGCTACCTATTACTACTGAGTTTGCTAACAAGAAGAGTAGGTCTAAGCCTGTTGGTTATCTCAATATAAAAGATGGGGAAGAGTTTTGATCTACGAATATAAATGTAATAGCTGCAACCTAGTTAAGTCTGTTGAAAGGTCTATCTATGATGATGAGAATATTCCTCTCTGCTGTGGTGATCTCGCTGTGCGGGTTTATGCTTCTCCTCCTGTAAGTTTTAGAGGTAGTGGCTTCTATACCACCGATAAATAATTGTGCTACAATTCTTTCATACCCCTTCGGTTCCTATCCCGAAGGGGTTTCTAATTGGAGAAAGCCCCGCAGGAAATGAACAAAACTGCGGGGCTTATTGTCCCTAGGAAGGAAGGGAACTCTATATTACAGTAAAGAAAATAGCTTTTTCAAACACTCTAAACATTTACTCTGACCTTCAGCAGGAAGGTCATTACCACACTCATCACAAGTATCAGTAGTAGTTGTTTCTGAGGAAGAACTTATACGCCTTGCAAGGAGAGCCGTAACGAGAGTCAATGTATTTAAGACCTCGTAGGATTTGGTATTCGCTTCGGTAATCTTTCTCTCTAAGGAGCTGAGCAATTCCGTAAGCACTTGATCCTCTTTGGTTCTTTGCGTAGTTATCAAACCTGCTCTCACGGGTCCAAAGGGACTTAAGGCATTGCCACTCTCTCCCTCTCCAGTCCCAACCAGCCGAAGCGTAGTCCTTTGCGAGCTTTCTATTACGACTTTTCTCATCTTGTGTTGCCTTCCTATTCTCTATAACTCCATTTGGTATTTGTTTTACTATTGGTGTTGATAACTTATCTTCTGCGAAAACGACTAGACTTAGTGTTGCCAGCGATATCAAGCCATTTCTTACCCATATTTTCATCAGCGTTCATCTCTTCCTCTAGGTAGGTGCGATAAACATTTGGGTAATCTCTACTCAAACGAGCAAGCGCCCTATCCCTAGCTCTACGATAGTTTCTCTGACGAACGGCCTGTGCCTTCGCCCCTTCTATTCTCTTATTAACAACGCTCACTTACTCCACCTGTCCACACAATTAGCAATAGTAGCAAGGACAATAGGCGTAATCTCTATAAACTCCATAGTTAACTTAGCCTCTTCCTCTGTCGTTTCATACTGTCCCACCCAAACCTTACTGTCTGGAGGGCTATTACGATACCATTTAATGGCCTCTAGGACATTTTCTCCGCCCCATATAGCTATCCCTTGAGCATCTGACACCTCATAGAATACAACATCTCTCTTTTGCTCATTAAATATCTCTAATATATTACCCATTTGCTTGCTCTCTTTCTCTCATATATATCTTATCCTCACACTCAGAGCAGGTATCTGCGACATACTTAAATCTGTCAAACTCTTTATTACATACATCACAATTCACCCACCTTTCATTGTCCTCATAGTCTTGATAGGCGTATTCATCTCCGAATAGGTAGCGTGGCTCACTCACCAGTTCGCTCAGCTTTCAAGAAGTCAATTAAAACTTTCATTTGATTATAGGTGATGACACTTTCTAATGCACCCGCTAGATACTCAGTAGCGTTATCGCCCCACTTAGCTCTTGATAATTTCACAAGATTACTAGCAGTGTATTCCAACTCTATCTCTTTAAGCATTACTTTCCTCCTCTATAACTACCTTATTGATTAGACAAGCTCGGCATATAGCGTGGGTTAAATCGCTATACCATTTACCAACTACTTGATTACAATAATCGCAAGTAATGGTATCGCCATCTCCCTCTGTGAACTCATACCCTTTCATCTCCACCGCTCTCCTCCTCTCTCTCGCTCTCCTCTATTAGCTTTACCATATCGTTGATAGTCATCTCATTCATTTATCAGTTGCTCCCTCTCTTTAGTTAGCTGAACCAACCTCTTGGCTGAGGTCTTTAGCTCTTGTAAATAATTAACGCAATCGCACTCACTTATTGGAACTAAGTGATCGCCACAAATTGCTGGTGTATAACTCATAGATACTCCCTTGTTAGTTCGCTAGGTTTAACACCATACTTATCACAATTAGCTGGTGTTAATCGGTGATACTCAAAGTCCCATAACTCGCAGACTTGTGAGTGGGTTAAGTTAGATATTTCTAACTCTCTATAGTCATCATAATCGCGGATACTGTCGGCTATCTCCTTAATAGATTTCCAAAGATAGCCCTCTTTCCACCCCGTATCCTGCCTATCTATTACAAAATAACCCTTCATTACTCTCTCTCTCATCCGTAATTAAGTGAGCACTCGCTCACTCTCTCCCACCAACGCAGTTAGTAGAATACTACACCACACTCCCCTAGACAAAGAGTGTAGCATAGTCCGCCACTAAATACTTTTATTCTGTATATCTAAACACTCAACACAAAGCCACTCGCCCGCCTTATGTCCAGCGTATAAATTAACTAGACCAAAGCTCCACCCGCACCCCTTACAGAGTGCGGTCTGCTCCTTCTCTCTAACGCTCACTTGCTCGCCCTCTCTCTCATAATCTGAGGGTGTCCTAGATACCTTCTGACCTGCGCCAGTTGGTCTAGTCTGCCCTGATAGTAGTTGCGGTCTGCGCTCTCTGTGCCAGTAGATAATCTCTCTAGCACCCACTCTGCCTCTACATTTAAGAATTGCTCTAGCTCTTTCATACTCTCGCTCCCTCTCTCTCATATCCAATTATTAGCCAAGTGCTATTTAAGATAGCACCCTGCCACTCTCCGCAATACTCGCAAGAATAATCTGCGTTTATTGTGGATAGCACTAGCCCTTGCTCTTTACAGTATCGGCACTTATTCATTACCTTTCTCCTCCCTATCGCCCGCGTTAGTATGCAAGCAGATACGATTACCAGTTATCACACAGGTTGAACATACGATACTCATTTATTCGCTCCCTCTCTCTCTATTTCTTCAGGGGTTAAGTATTCTATTGACCCCTTTCCCTTGCCGTTTAGTCTTACGATATAAGCCACCTGTAAATCACTCATAGCCCGCACCCCACTCCCCAACAGTAGCCCTCTCCCGTAAACCATAGACGGGAGCTGATTAAGTAAAGCCCTGCCAGTAGTCCCGCCAATAGTGCAGACCAAAACACCGCCCGCACTACTCTCCTCACTCTGTAATAATTAGGTGAGCGCATTACTCCGCCCCCTCTAATGCTTCCTCTACTTCCGCTACCGCTTCAGCGAATAGGTCGGAGTAATAAAGATATAAATCAAGGGTCATTAAATTGATAATACTTATCTCCTGCCCTGTGCCTAACTCCGCGCTCCCTCTGTCGGTGTAATCATTAGGCATAAGAGTCCACTCCTCTATTATGCGGTTATTGTAAACGGGTAGATAACTGTCTATGAACTCCCCGCTTCTATCTTTAATGGTATCCAAGTCCTCGCCCTGAGATAACTCAGCGCGTATCTCCTCCACCATACGCTCCACTATACTCATTTACTTACTCTCCTTATGTCTAGTTTATACCCTTATATTTTAAGGATATTCCACCCCCTACTCTACCCTATTTTAAGGG